TCCATAGTTATAAGGTTCAGAAAACCAGACTATATTATCTTGGGCAATAAACATTCTTCCATTATAGTAACAAACAAGATGCCCCATTGGCGGATCTGAAAATTGTCTGAATGTAGTTACTCCATAATAAGTAGTTGGCTTAACCCATGCCCACGAAGTATTATCTCTAACAATTCCTTTCTCAAAACCGTTAAGATAATATACTTCTCTATTAACATAAGCATAATCAACAACTGCTCCTTTAGTCATAGAACTTCTTAAACCAGTTCTACTGTAATCTGGATTAAGTCTATAAAGAGAATCATCTGACATATAAAGACAGTATTCTTTTTCAGCAAATAAAGAATGAACACTTTCTGTTCTTGCTGTAGTAACAAAGCCCTTACGTCTAGATATTCTACCAGAATTGTCAATGTCTACATTATAAGCTTCTGCTAAATCTACAATTCCAGTTTCTTCGTTATGTCCAATTCTTATAGCGTCAACTATTGTATTAAGTCCTGTTGTGCCTTTAAGAAAAGTAATACTCTTCATATTAATAATCCCAATTTGATTTACTTACTACTGACCTTCGTCTGCTTATGTATTCTCTTACTCGGTTAAGTCCAACCTCGGCAAGACTCATAAACAACTTAGTATTAACCTTATCTGCTTCCATTCCATCTTCAATGATATTGTAAGCATTTGAAACAACACGATTAACAATTGCCTCTCTGTGTAGAAAGAAAGGTATGAAAGAAGGAGTATCAGTATCATTAACTAGTAAACTTGGAGTATGGTATCCTATACAAGTGATTGTCTCTGCAGTACTAGGGATAGGCTGATAGTATAAAATCCCTCCTTCGCAAACAACAAATTCAATATCACCTACCTCATCTAACGCAGGATATTTTTTAATAAGCTCTGTTAATTCATCTAGTATCTCATACTCACCATCAGAATTACCAGCATACTTAAGTCGGCTAGAAAAAGTAGTTGGCATATTCACATAGTAGGTGGTAGTACTTGTCGTAACAGAACTAACCTGCCGCAATTCAGGAAACCGTACTTCTTCGGCAATTTGCCCTATAGCTTCATTAACTAAGTCAGGGATAGTTACAAGTAATGTTGGACTTTGATCCATTAACAAAGCTTTAACTTCTCTCTGTATTTCACTGTAATTCATTTACTGATACCCCTTCAATCAATGTCAATTATTTACAATGCTTAAACATCAACTTCTTCCCACACAAAGTGAAACTGAATGGAAGATGTCTGAATAGCAAATGTATATGTAAGCAATGCATATCCAGGAGGAATAACAATACTTCCATCAATATTGTANATNTTNGGTNNNAGACTNGGAANNGTAGNAATNGCACCTTCCATAGTTGAACCGCANACTCTGATAAGAATAGGAGTTCCAATCGTTGCTCCGTTATCAGTTAAAGCAACTGTAGTAGCTGCACCATAAAGAGCACAACGAGGAGTAACTGCTTGAGCCATATCACCTACTGTAGCTACCATCAGACCAACAGTACCTTCAGTATTAAACACAATTTCCTGTGCCCAACCAAACTCATGGAACACATAGTTCTTACCGCTTGTAGCAGGATTACCAACTCCAAGTCCTGTCCATGTAGTAGCTAACGCAGCAGTCGTAGTTACATTAGTCTGGTTACAAACGCTGAACAAACGACCTGCTATTGCAGCTTCAGCATACTTTCCACCACCACTTTTAACAACAAGTGCACCGTCTGTGTCAGTCCTTAAAGGATTAACTGAACCTGTGGCACCTGCAATTACACCAACTCTTCCTTCAACTTTCATTTGTATATCCTCCTTATATTCCAGGTACTATGCAAACAAGTAAGTACACTTGGACTTTACCAATAATAATAGTTGCTTCCTTCGGAGTAATTGCAATTGCCGGAACAGTAGTTGCTGCTCCCACAATCAAATTCTCCCCAACTACAACGATACCAGATTCCTGTGCGTCAACAAATCCACCCCGAGTTGGATAATACCAACCTACTGTTTCAGGTAAAATATCCACAGCAGTAACATAAGCATCATCATCAACAGCAGTTGCTGTGCCGTCAGTAGATACATCTTCAGTAGCCAGAGTGTAACTCCCCAATTCCAAAGTGGTTCCAGTAGTAAACGGAGTCAACACTCTAACAACAATCTCACGAATGATAATCTGTTGGTCAGCTATAGGAAATGAGAATAACACACAAGCTTTATCCTTCAAACCAGACACTTCATGCCCATCTATAGCCTTGGAAGTAAGCCAAAATGCTCCTCGACTAGAGTCAACACGAAGGTCTGTTCTTCTATAATCCTGTATGATACTCATCTAATTTCTCCTAGTACTTAAACTTATTGATGCACATATGAACAATCGCTTTACCAGCAGCAACCGTTCCTGCATTAGCAGCAATCAAATGAACAGCAGGAACCACAGCAGCAACACCAGTCAACATGTAAGGTGAAGTAGGAACAGCTGCAATCTTAGCAGTCAGCCATGCATTACCTGCCGCAGCAGCAGCATGATAGTATCCTATAGTAGTTGCTGTAATATCAGCAGCCTCCATAAAGGACTCATTACCTACCGTAGTTGCTACACCACCAGTTGTTACATCATCCGTTAGCAAGGTAGACAAACCAACACTGAAAGTAGTACCAGCAGTAAACGCAGTAACTACCTGAACAATAACTTGCTCTACATAGATGAACTCACCAGCAGTAGGGAAAGAGAAAAGCATAACATACTTATCATCAATCGCTGCTGTGGCAGAAGCATCCACTACACCAGATGAAATCCAGTAAGGATTTCCTAAAACACTCGTTCGTAAGTCAGTACGTCTTACGTCATTAATAATTGTAACAGTTGCCATAACACTTTACCTCCTAGGTGTGAATAACTGTAAATTGAACAAAAACCCTGAAATCTCCAACAGCACCGTCAACATCTGCAACTGTGACAGTTACTGCTCCTGCGGCGCCAGAAAAATATTTGCCAGGAAATGTAGTAAGAGCAGTATTAAAAGCTCTCTTCAATCCAACAACAGTGGGTTCTGCTATATCGTTAGTAATAAAGCCGTTGGTTACAGCAGTTTCTCCGTTACCCATCCAGCCTACTTCAACAGTTGCATTGACAGTAAATGCTGTCACAATCTGAATCCAACAATCTGTTACAAGAGCAAACTTTGGAAGTCTAATAATATTGTAAGTATCATCAGCAGGAGCAAGTAACAAACGACTTGCTTCCATCCTAAAGTTGTCTGAAGCTTTACTCGTGTAAGCATCTGTATTAGCCATTGTAAAAACCTCCTTAAGAAATTGCTTCGCCCCAAGAACTTCCAACGATTACACCATAGTCTTTAGAATCAAAGATAGGTTTCGCTGCTCCGAAAATACCACCTCCACGAATCATAACAAAGCGTTCTGCATCCTTAGTGTAAGGAACGAAAGCCATCGTGGTAGACTTGCTTTCACCTGCTCCACCCCACGCCCATACAGCGGCCTGACAACCAAGGAACAAATTACGATAAACATTTGCATTGCCTGGAGCTTTGCGGATATTTTCACTCTTGGAGATAAGCATACCATTGTATTCAATCTCTGTATTGGGAATAGCCAGTTTATTAGCTGCTCTCTGCAAATCGCCCCACTGACCAATGTTAGTGTTCTGACGAAGAGAATCAAATACGTAGTTATGAAGAATAACTCTCCAATAGTTCTTTCCACCAAGGTTGAGAGGACGAAGTTTGTAACAACCAGTAGCAGGAATCTCTGCTCTTTGCTTCATCTTATCCAGCATGGTAAGGTCCATTACATCTGCTGAAGTCATTGAAGCTTCAGCAACATCATTCGCAAGAATCAAGTGCCCAGTATCAGGAGCTGTAATTGTCGTACCAAATGTCTTACCAGCAACTATTGCATAACTAGTATCACCGCAAAGAACTGCCATCAGATAGGTATTTAACTTCGCTACCCACCAATCTTGCAGACCATTCTTACCTTCTTGCATCAGGTTATAAGGAACTCTCTGCTCTTCCATTCTGCCGCCAGTATCAACAGCATGATTGAGTTCTTCAATGGTCATCTTAAAATCTTTGAAACGAAGTTTCTCTTCATTTCCTTCCACAGTGTCGTTACCAACAACACCTTCTCCAACCAAGGGCAGACGAATACCAAAGGTAATTTGATCACCTTCACCTTTTGCTAATTCTGTTTTAATCTGTACAATCGAGTTGCTATCTTTTCCTACCAACGTATTAATCTCAACAGAAGGCAGAATAATACTAAATAAATCTCGTGCCCATTTCTTTCTGGTGAGATTATCGTTTGTTAAAAACTGAGTTTTCGGAGTATCACTCATTCTACTTTCCTCCATTTAATTAATTTGTCCTAATAAGTACTTTTCATAAATATCTTTAGGAACAGTATGTAATTCATCTTCAGGAAGTGCGTCAATCTTCGCAGCAGTCCATCCACTACTTCCTGCACCACTCCCACCTGCACCAATGTTCGCTGCTGACGGAGTAACTTCAACAACCTTCTTTTCTTTACCTTTATCTGCATCAGCAGCAATCTTCTTGGCAGCCTCTTCCGCTTCCTTAGCTTTTTCAGCCTCAGTCTTTTCATCCACTTTCTTTTCCGCAACCTTATACTTCGGATGATAAGTCTTTACAAGTTCATAAATTTTCTTGTAAGGATTAGGTTCTTGCCAAATTTCTTGCTCCATTTTAACTGCCACATCTTGCAGATTTCCACCGTTTTCCTTGACATAGTATCTTGCAAAAGCATCAACTACATCATCTAAGTTAGCTTGAGTACAAACTGTCCGAACGTCTTGATAGGTAGGATTAACTTCCATAATTGCAACTATTTCAGTCAGTTTTGCTTGGCGTTCATTAAAAGCTTTTAAGTTAGCATCTGCTATATCCTTATCTGCTTTCAACTCTTCCTCTGATATAACGCCCTTATCAATCATCTTTTTGGTAAGTGCTTGGTAATCGCTAGTAACTTTCTGAAGATTCTCTTTGAGTAATCGATTTTCCTCTTTTACTTCCCTTATAGGATCGATCTCTTCAGAAGATTCTTTTGCTTTCTTATCAGCATCTTCCTTAGCTTTAGCATCTGCTTCTTCTTTAGCTTTAGCGTCCTCTACTGCCTTAGCTTCTGCAAGCTTAGCAGCATCTTCTGCCGCTTTAGCGTCAGCAATTGCTTGTTCATCTAATACTTTTCCATCACTACCAACGTCACCAATCGGATTCATATCTTCTTGAATCTGATTAACTGCCTCAATTGTTAATCCGCTTCCATCACTCATTGTTCTCTCCCTTATTAATTGATTGTTTCTCTTTCTGAACACCAGCCAGAAGAGTGTTTAAAATACTAGCATCGATTTGTTTATCAGAGGTCATTAACTTAGCCATGTTATTAATAACTGCTATGTATCTTTGATTCTCCATCTTTGCCATTTCCAACGCATACTCCCTTTGTTCTTTCTCTTTTTGTGCTTGCATATCAGACTGTTGCNTTGCTTGACTGTATTGTTTCAATTGTTGAACTACAGTAAAAGGTGCACCAGAATATTCTATAATTAATTCAGGAGGAACAGAACCTGGGTTATTATGACTGATATCAGTAAGCAACTGAGCAAGAGAATTTCTAGAGTTGACTGTTTCAATTCCTTCTTCGACAAAGAAGTCATACTTGCCAATACTGACATCATTAAAGCCCGGACTTCCAGGGTTGTTTTGTGTATTAAGTTGTAGTAATTGCTGCCCATTCTGTCCTTCAATCCTAATAACTCTTTCAGTAGTTATGTACTGTTGTATGAATGAGAACAATATCTTTGTAGCTAATAAACGACTCTTCTTAAAGTTATCAAGTAATATAAATAGTATTGCAATATTCTGACCTTGCCTTAACTGTGTAGTTATTCCAGGCTCTCTAGAATAAGTTTGAATCCCAAGTGTATCATTCTGAATACCTGAAACATCTTTAATAAACTGCTCATCAGCAACCAT